CAAACTGTATGATAGTCTTTATGAAGTATTGCAACCACAAAGCATACCTCAAGCGGTTATCATTCTAGCCGATTATCAATACAAGCAAGCATTTGTTGCAGATGCTGAGATTAACACTGTTGCATGTTTGACTGAGTTGATGGTGAGTGTGGAGTTTGTATGAGTGATTTTGAAGTACATCCAATTGGAACATCTACTGAGATTAAATATTCTCGGGAATTAGTTAAAGCAATTGAGCAGATTACATACCAATATGGAGAAGGTATCGTGCCTAAGTCTGTTTTCAATGCATACTTGAAACTAAAACACCACCATGATGTTAAACTTGAATCGGAAAATCTATGATATTAGATTTATTTAAACCCACATTTGATTGGATCAAAGATGACTTTAAGTCTAATCTCATTCGTTTTGTTGCTGAGTTGCTTGCCTGGGCTATTAGTATTGGGTGCTCGATTACAATGGCTCTCACGGTTCCATATCCACCCCTTCTTGCTCTTTATCCTGTGTGGATTACTGGCTGTGCTATCTATGCTTGGGCTGCTTATACTCGGAAATCTTTTGGCATGCTTGCTAACTACATGCTTCTAGTGTGTATTGATATGGTTGGTTTGATTAGGATGTTAACATGAGTTATCTATATGATGATGGCGGTAAATCTCTTGGATGGTTTACACAACAAGAAGTAAAAGAACGAAGAAATCACATTTCTGCGGCTGTATATGCGTTTACTTTTGCTGAAGAAAAACCAAGCGAAAAAGTTTTGCCTTATGAATTAGAAGATACATTCTACATAGGAATGTCTGGCGGCACGGCTTTTGAATATACTTACGATAGCAACAAAGGCAAATACTTCACGGCTTTTGGATACAGACAAAAAACTCATTGGCGACATTTAATAAAAATAAATGATACTTTTGATATGAAATATCTTCCATTCCATGAAAAATATTTGCCCGAAGAAAATACACACAAAACTATCTTTATGAATATTTGTATTCCTGGCGATTTATTACAAAAACAGAATGTTAGAGGATATTTAAGTGTTGTTGAGCAAGAGTTTATTTACTTGTATCAAAGACGTTGGAATGGTCCACCGCTATTAAATCTTGCTGAAAATACAACAACAAGAAAGACTGGCAATGATGCATCTAATTCTGGTAAGTTGAGAGAATTCTCACGAAAAAATAATCTTAATAAATTTTATGAGTAATCCATTTGACTATGTAAATCAGATCCTGCATGGTAAAAAGCAGTTGATTGTAGATGATGTTACAGAGAAGTCCTATGAGCCATATCTGGTGAATCGTGCGCTTTCCTATCATAAGGATTGTATCATGTACGCCAATGAAATGAATCGTAGGGCTCTCCTAGACAAGAAACTGCAAAATGACTATTTACTAAATATAGTTAGGTCCAAGAAAAGACCTTTCAATAAGTGGGTTAAGGCTGAAAAAAGTGAAGATATAGCATGTGTAAAGACATACTTCGGTCTATCCGATTCTAAAGCCCGTGAAGCCTTGCGCTTACTTAGCGATGAACAAATCCAAGAATTAAAAGAAAAAACCGATATCGGTGGATTAAGGAAATGAAATGGTCGACTTATCAACCTTTGTTGAGGTGACGCTAAACGAACACGATGACTTCTTAAAAGTAAGAGAAACGCTAACCAGAATTGGTGTATCCTCACGCAAAGAACGGGTTCTATACCAGTCTTGCCACATCTTACACAAACGCGGACAGTATTATATTGTCCACTTTAAAGAATTATTCGCACTAGACGGAAAACCATCTAGCATCATAGATAACGATATTGAAAGGCGAAACGCAATAGCTAAACTCCTAGAAGAATGGGGTCTAGTTAAGATTGTTAATCCCGACATTATGGTAGACAAGATTGCTCCGATTCATCAAATTAAGATTATATCTTACAAAGAAAAAGATGAATGGGAACTAGTCAGCAAGTATAACATCGGAAAAAAATCTCAAGAATGATTGAGGCTTTTGCAAAGTTGTATAAATAATTGTTCCCACCTTAGGGCTGTTTGATGCTACGGTATAAGGCGTCCGTGTAATTACACCTCCGACACGATAGTTTGGACCAGTATAAGGTAAGCTGGAAGTTATGCCTTCGGGGTAACATTTTTTTAACTTGCTTTTAAAGGAGAACTTTATGACAACATTAAGATTCACACATCTATACCCTTCCGTTGTTGGCTTTGACCGACTACTTGACACATTTGATACCATGCTAACGGAAAAACCTACCACTTTCCCTCCACACAACATTGTTAAAGTTGATGATAATAATTATCTCGTTGAACTTGCTGTTGCCGGATTCAATGAAAGTGAAATCACTATTGAGGTGTTGAAAAATACTTTGACTATCAAAGGCGAAAAAGGCCTTGATGACACCAGAAACTATTTACATCGTGGTATTGGCACACGTTCGTTTAAGAAAACTGTAACGTTGGCCGAGACTGTGCAAGTTGATGGTGCAAGTTTGGATAATGGTGTTCTTACAGTAAAACTTATCAATATTGTACCAGTTGAAAAACAACCGGTTAAAATTGCTATCAATACAGTAAGTAAACCACAATTACTCCAAGAAAAAGTTTAATTATTACCTGAAAAATCTGCCTTCTTGTGTTATAATAAGCACTTGAAGGCAGAAAGTAAACTATGAAAATTGCTCTAGCATCCGACGTACACCTTGAATTTGGTGAAATATCTTTTGAGAATACCGAGAACGCTGATGTTCTTATTCTCTCTGGAGATATTTGTGTGGCCGCAGACTTGATGGTAAAAGATGATATTGGATTCTTTGATAAAAATGTTCGCTCTGAAAAATATCATAAATTCTTTCAAGAATGTGGTGAAAGATTTCCGCATGTCATTTATATTATGGGAAACCATGAACACTATAACGGTGATTATCGGAACACTATTACAACTTTGCGTGATAGGCTTTCTTATATACGCAACCTCCGTATCTTAGATAAAGATGTTTTTGTTGTTGATGATGTAACATTCATCGGTGGTACTTTGTGGACAGATATGAACAGAGAAGATCCAATCACCCTGATGCAAATATCGGGTATGATGAATGACTTCCGTTGTGTTCAAAATAGTAATCGTGTTGTTGAGTTTAAAACATATGATGCCGAAGGTAAGTAAACAGGAATGAATTCTCGGACTGCTCGGTTCACACTAGTAGATGCTGTTGTTGACCACAGAGAAATGATGGATTATATTCGCATTATGATTGAAGGCAAGTTTGACCAAAAGTTTGTTGTCGTTGGGCATCATTCTCCAAGCAAACAGTCAACACATCCTCGGTATAAAGAAGAAGTGGTTATGAATGGTGGTTATAGTTCCGATTTGAATGATTTCATTATGGATCATCCGCAAATTAAACTATGGACTCATGGGCATACACATGAAGACTTTGATTATATGATTGGTAGCACAAGAATCGTTTGTAATCCACGTGGTTACATTAAGTATGAAGACCGTGCTGATAGATTTAAACTTAAATTTTTGGATATTTGATATGAAACCAGGTGCTAATTTTAAAATTAATCGTAGTGTTAAACGCCGTATGGCTACTATCGTTAACCCATTTGAGCGACATTCGTATAAGAATGCAATGATTCAAGCGCAACTTATTGGCAATAAGCCTGTTGTGCATGAAAAGAAAAACAAAAACAAAAACGGAGAATGATTCTTGTGAAAGAAAAATTTCGTGATGCATATATGAAGGTGGCTGAGACTTTTGCAGAATTGTCTTCCGCTAAACGCCTTCATGTTGGTGCCATTGTAGTCAAAGAAGATAGAATCATATCTATTGGTTACAATGGTATGCCCGCAGGATGGGACAACAATTGTGAAGATAAAGAATATATGGACCAAACCGCAGGTGGTTGGTTGTCACCTGAAGAAATTAAAGAACAGTGGCCATGGAGTGAACAACAGTTACCAAAAACTGAAGACCTTCCGTGGCTTCGTTATAGATTAAAAACTAAACCTGAGGTACTTCATGCTGAAACAAATGCGATTGCCAAGTTGGCTAAATCTACCGAATCTGGTATGGGTGCTACTATGTTTATTACCCATGCTCCATGTTTGGACTGTGCCAAACTTATCTACCAAAGTGGTATTAACAGTGTTCTATATCGGAACTCTTATCGTAGCGATGATGGTATCAAGTTTTTGGAAAAAGCGTCCGTAGAGGTTGAAAAAATATGAGTAAAGTTTACACATCAAAAGTTATTGAAATC